TTGGCTCATAACTATGTGCGCCTATAATGTTTCCAAACATATTAGCCCATTGGCCATGTTTTTGCATTTCATCGGCATGCATCTCTGGAGAATATTCGTTAAGTTCAGTACACCAACGCCAGTACGGAGTATCTTCACGCATCGACATTGCATAATGTTGCGAAACAAAATCTCTAAACTTAATTACGTCAAACTCAGCTGAGAAATTAAATCCTTCTTTTTCACTGCGTGATACAAATCCGTCTCTACGATTTAATAGATCGACCAACTTAATAACATTCTCATGTGTAGTTAATAGTCCTGTTGATTCTAATGGTTCTACAAATCCATAACTTAACCCCACACCAACTACGTTACCTTTCCACGCTCTATGTCTACGTCCGTGTCTAATTTTAACTTCAAACATTTCAGCAGCTTCTGCAATTTCAGGAGTGTGTGTTTTTGCTAAATGTTCTCTAAATTCAACCTTAGCAGCTTCTGGAGTAATAAATCTACTAGAGTACACGTACCCAGTACCAATTCTATTCCATAAAGGAATATTCCACACCCAGCCGTTGCCAAGTGCAAAACAATCAGTTACATTGTGCATTTGCTCTTCTCTATTAGTATAAGGAAGTCTACATGCCCAAGCCTTGTCATTTGCTAAATGGTTTTCAAAACTTCTAAAATGTGAGCCCATCCATTGTTCTAATAAAATTGAGGCAAAGCCGGTACAGTCAACAAACAAGTCTGCTTTAAGGATAGTTCCGTCAGCACATAAAATTTGAGTAATGTATGTATTAGTATTATCTTTCATGTGCGAATGTACTTCTCCGTACATGTGTTTTACACCTAAAGGAATTGCAATGTTATCTTTTAGGTATTGTCCAAACAACTGTGCATCCATATGATATGCAGTATCGTTATCGTAATCAAAGTTTCTTAATACGCCATTTTCATTTTTAGTTTGCTTGTTATGCTCTGCTAGTAGCGTGTTACCTGTACAGAAAAATCTAGCATATTCTTCAGGACCGTATTCTTCAGGACGTAATGCAGCTAGTTGTTTCCAGTTGTCTGGCCCACTAGGCTTATCAGTCATATCAAGTCCGTCACTAAACGGGTATTGAAATACTTCACCGTTGCCTTCTCTGAAGTTTGTAAATTGAATTGAATTTTTATATGTAGCATTACATGCTGCCATCCAATCTTCGTCTTTAAGATCAAGTAAACGCATGTATCTGTTGATATGCCCGAGGGTACTTTCACCAACGCCAACTGTGCCAATAGACTTGGATTCAATTAGAGTTATATCTAAATGTGGGCAACATTTAGCTAGTGCTGCTGCTGTCATCCATCCTGATGAACCGCCGCCTACAATTGTTACTGTTTTAATTTTCATTATAAATCCTTTGGTGTATTATATGCTACTATTATTTAGTTAGAATCTGAAGTGGAGTAAATAAAAAAAGGCTCCGAAGAGCCCTTTAATATTGGAGTATGTAACTAAGTTTAAACTACTTCGTTTGAACGATCAGTCCAACCTTCGTATCTTTTCCAGCACGGCATATCTTCTGTGCTTGAATTACAAGGACTATCATTACCTGGTTCCATTGTATTACGTCTAACCATTGCTTCTTCTTCTGTAATAAGAATTGGCGCTGGAGGTGATGGAATCATTGTTTTAACTGTAGCAATATGCGAAGCCCAAGGACCACTTGCTGAAATTGTACCACTTTCTTGTATTTCGTGATATAACATATCAAGTTGTTCGCCAACTTCTCCATAAGCAACTCTACGTGCTTCTGAATCTTGTGTATATGGGCCATCTCTTTCAACCCAAATCATTCTTTGATTCTGTGGTGACCATTCTAATGTCCAGTCTAATGTAATTTCGTCTGGCGCATTAATCCACTGCATTTTTGCATCTGGTCCGTTATAGATTTCAAACTCTTCGCCTGGGTTTCTAATATCTTGTACCCAACCTTGATAACCAATTAGTGCTTTTTTCATAATATATACTCCTGTTGTCCTTTATTTATATTCTTCAACGACTACAATACCAGGTCTTCCATCTGAACCTCTATGTCCATGGAAATACCCGCCTGTGCCGCCTGTTCCTGGTGCGCTGTGGCCTTGATGGTTATGCGCAAAGTGTCCACCTTGTGGATGTCCTGACGGTGCAGCACCTCCAAAATATGTAGATCCTCCCGGACCAAACGAGTGGTGATGACAACCACCGCCACCTTGGTGAATATTTAAGTTACCACCTGAGCCGTTACCGCTAACACCACCCGAGTGTTGATTTTGTCTATTGGCGCCGTGTCCTGCACTTGCAGACATATACGGTCCAAAACTAGTGCCATTTCCGTTACCGCCTGCACCTGAATAATATGTGCCACCACCACCACCACCAATAGTAATACCTACTGAGCTAATACCTGTGACATCCATAATTCTTTCTGAGTAGCCACCTGCGCCACCGCTTTCTCCGTGTCCAGAAGCTCCGCCTCCGCCACCAACTAATTTAACTCTAATATATCTAACGCCACTTGGTCTGTTCCATGTGCCGTTTCCTGTAAATACTTGAATTCCTGAAAACCCTTCATATCTATATTCTAGTGCATTACCTGCTGAGTTTGTTGATAGAATGGTATTTACTGCACCAACACTTGTTAATCCTGTACCACCTGCGCCAACTGGCACTGTACCAGTAACAACACTGCCACCTAGTGCAACTGCACCGTCTGCTAATTTGTTTGCGTCTACTGCTCCACTTGCTATTTCATCTGCGGCAACACTTCCTGCTACAATTTTTGTACCTGTAATAGTTGCATCAACAAACGATTCGCCTGTGTAACCTTTTAGTATTTGATAATTAAATGCCATTTTTAATAGAACTCCGTTACAATGATTAACCCGGGTCTGCCGTCAGCACCTCTATGTCCACTAAAGTATCCTGATGTACCACCTGTACCTGGAGATGAGTGTCCTTGGTGATTGTGAGCAAAGTGTCCACCTTGTGGATGTCCTGATGGTCCAGGGCCGCCAAAGAAACTTGCGCCACCCATTCCCGCTGAACGTTGCTCGTGACTTCCACCGCAGCCGCCGTATATGTTTAAGTCGCCACCGCTTCCAACTCCTGCAAGGCCACCGTTGTGTTGATTATGTCTGTTTGCTCCATGGCCGCCTGACGCACTAAGATATGGGCCAAAACTTGATCCGTTACCATTGCCTCCAGCATTGGAGTAGTATGTACCACCGCCTCCACCAGCAATAGTACAAGTTACTGAACTAATTCCAGTTACATCTAAAATTCTTTCTGAGTATCCGCCAGCTGCACCACTTTCTCCGTGGCCTGAACCACCGCCGCCACCACCTTGTACTTGCACCATAATGTATCTAACGCCAGTTGGTCTGCTCCAAGTACCTGTACTTGTATAAACACTCATTCCTCTAATACCTGTTGCTGCAAAAGTTAAAGCGTTGTTAGCTGAGTTTGTTGTAAGTGCTTGATATGCGCCTCCAGCTGCTGTGTTACTTGTTCCACCTTTAGCAAAAGGTAATGTACCTGTTACTGTACTAGATCCAAGATTAACAGCACTAGCTGCCATTTTAGTTGCTGTTACTGAACCGTTTGCTAATTTAGCATTGGTTACTGAGTTTGTTCCTAAATCTGCGGCAGCAACAGTTGCCCCATCTAAGGATGTATTAGTGAGTCTCTTTAATGTCTGATAGTTAAACGCCATATTCTATACTCTCCTTAGTAATAATTCGTTACAATAATCAATCCAGGTCTTCCATCTGAACCTCTGTGTCCGTGGAAGTGTGATCCTGCACCACCTGTACCTGGAGTACAGTGGTTTTGGTGATTATGAGCAAAGTGTCCGCCTTGCGGGTGATTTCCCGGTGCGCCTCCGCCAAAATATGTATTTGCTGTACTTTGGGCACTATAAGCGTGATGACTAAATCCGCCACCTTGGTGAATATTTAAGTTACCACCTGAGCCGTTACCACTAACACCACCCGAGTGTTGATTTTGTCTATTTGCTCCATGGCCTGCACTTGCGCTTAAATATGGACCAAAACTTGAAGCGTTTCCGTTACCACCTGCACCTGAATAATATGTGCCACCGCCGCCACCGCCAATAGTAACTGTTACTGAACCAATTCCGGTTACGTCGATATACTTTTCAGAATATCCACCTGCGCCGCCACCTTCGCCGTGGCCACCGCCACCGCCTCCAGCACCTTGTACTTGTACTCTAATATATCTAACGCCAGTTGGTCTGTTCCACGTTGTAGTACCAGTATAAACATTCATACTTGCAACACCGTGTAAGTCAGTTGTTAACGCAGAACCATTACTTCTAAGTGCTCTATAACCACCACTGCCACTTGTAAGTGCTGTTCCGCCTCTAGCTACTGCTAATGCGCCTGTAACTTTAGCAGAACCAAGATTAACGGAGCCTGATGCCATCTCATCTGAGCCAACAGCACCTGTAGCAATACTTGTGTCTGTTACAGTTGTGTTTGCTAAGTCGACTGATCCTAAAGTCCCGTCTACAATAGCAGAACCTGTGACTTTCTTTAAAGTTTGATAATCAAACGCCATTTCTTGTTAACTCCTATTAAATTACTGCCATTAACCAGCCGCTGGCTGCATCAGTGTATTCTAATGTAAATGATGCGCCATTAGTACTAACAGTCATATTGTCTGTTGTGCGCATAATCTTGTTGCCGTTGTTTGCTACTGTTAAATTGTTAGTACCAAAAGTTCCTGAATAATCTTGAAACTTTACTGTATCACCTTCAACTGGACTTGCTGGTAAAGTAATTGTAACCGGCCCTCCAGCTGAATTAACAATATAGAACGTATTCGATAATGCTGCCAGTGATGTAGTTGTAACAACTCTTGGTAACTCTCCTACCACATGCCACTGAGCAGCATTATAAATTTCTAAAATATTTTTAGATGTATTATAATACAAAACTCCAGCATTTGCACTAGCAGGACGAACAGCGGTTGTTCCACTCAGCAATTGTGGCTGATCGTTAATTCCACTTCCTACAATTCTTCCCATAATTACTCTCCTTAAGCTGTTGAGGTTTCAATACCCATGCATACTGCTGATACGTTGACTGCATTTGATCTTACAACAACTATCTTTCCTGCATCTAGTACTATACCTGTTCTTTCTACAACACCGTTTGCAGAAATTTGTGAATCAAATTCTAAATAATCCGCATCGTTTGGTGTACCGGATGAGCTTACTGCTATCCTTACTTGGGCAGCACTTCCACCTCTGTTACACAAACTTACTGAAACTACACTAAAAGTATCAGCGGGCGTTGTGTATACACTGGTATCTGTAGCTGCTGCTAAATCTGCTACGCCTAATATTCCTGTTGCCATTTTATTTTATCTCCGTTTTTATCTATTTCTAGTTTAAGAAGTAATGCCATGCAATTGGCAAACCTCTGACTCCACCTTTGAAATTCATGTTAGCATTAACAAGAATCGCTGCTTGTGTAGTTGTAGTTATCTGTGTTCCAGCAATATATATTGAACCTGCTGTAACACTATTTACATTAAGCGATGCACCACCGCCACCAATTTGTGAACTAATGTAAGCCTTAATGGCTCGCTGTGTCGGTACAACACTGTCACTATCTGCTGTGAAGAATGGGTCTGTACTAAATTCTTCAATTGAAGCAGATCCTCCACCTAGTGTAACTTCACCAAGTGATAGTTCTTGTAGTCCTGCAATGTTAAACGCATCAGCATTCAATGTTGCAACACCAGTTGACTGTTCAACTGCAAACAATCCACCAACTCTAAAGTTACCATCTTGGTCAGTTGCAGTGTAGAATACTCTACC